TTAAAAATGTTGAGATTATTGAAATAATAAATAACGGTAATCTATCATTATCAGAATGCTATAATGAAATATTAAAAAAATCAAAATTTAATATCAATGTTTATGTCCATGATGATATTAAACTTGAGAAAAATTGGGGTGTAAAACTATTGGAGGATTTCAATAATAATTCCGACTTTGGTATTATCGGTAAAGCTGGTTCTTGTTATTTTCCAAAGTCTGGAATATATTGGGAACGAATGCAACAAACAATGGTTGGTCAAGTTTGGCATCACCCTATTGGACATAAAAAATGGATTAACAATTATTGCAGTAAATTACCATTTATAATACCCGTTGTAACAATTGATGGTTTATTTATATCATTTGATAAGACAAAAATTAAACATCAGTTTGATGAAACAATTGGTAAATTCCATTTTTACGATCACGGATTTTCTGTTCCAAATTATTTGGATGGGGTTAAAATTGGTGTGACATCTTCCTTTGAAATTACTCATGAATCTATTGGACAACCAAATCAAGAATTTTTTGAAAGCAAAGATAAGTTTTTGGAAAAATATGGGGATAAATTTCCATTGGATTTAAGACCAAAAGATGTTTATGTTCCAAACTTAAAAATAAAAGAAAATAAAAATAAGGTTGCGGTAATCATTTCGACCAAAAGTAAATTGGATTTATTATTCCAATGTATTGAATCTTTTTATGAACATTGTAATCCAAAACAATATGATATATTTATTGCCGACACCGGTTCAGATGAAGAAGAATTAAAATCAATTAAAGAATTGGTAAATAAGGTTGATAATATCAAACTAATAAAATATCAATATTATAACTTTGCTAAGATTAACAATCATATTGTTAAAAATTACATTGGTAGAGAATATACATATGTGTTATTCTGTAACAACGATATTAAACTAATGAGTGATGTAATTGGTGGAATGTTAAATGTATTTAAAGAAAATTCAAAAGTTGGTACTGTAGGATGTAGACTTCATTATGAAGATAATACAATCCAACATAATGGAGCTATGATTGGTATTAGTGACAAATATCAAGTAATACTTAAACACTTAGATGAAAAAATATATTACCCATCAATTATGGGATTAAACAAAGTTGCAATTAATACTGCTGGTTTAATGATGATGACAAGATTTTTATTTGATAAAATTGGTGGGTTTAATGAACAATATTCAACTTCTTTTGAAGACGTTGAATTAAACATTAAATGTATATTACTAGGTTTTGATAATTTTTGTGATAGCAATCTAGTTGCTTATCATTATGAAAGTCAAACAAGAAAAACAAATGTTAATGATAAGGATGGACAATTTTATGATTATAAAAATGTTCTTTTACCATTCATAAATAAACATATTCAAACAATTATAAACAGAACAAAAATATATAAAGTATGATAACATTTATAATTCCATCTTTAAATAGACCAACAATTAAAAGAACTATTGAATCATTATTAAGTCAAACTTCTGAAAAATGGAAAGCTATTGTAATTTATGATGGTGTTGATGGTGAACTTTTTGAAGATGAAAGAATAAAAACAATTAAGATAGATAAAACTGGTTTGGTTGGACCTAAAAATGGTCAATCTGGATTGGTTAGGAATGAAGGTATTAAACTAGTTGAAACAGATTGGATTGGATTTTTGGATGACGATGACACAATAGATTCCAATTATGTTAAAACATTGATTGAAAAATACACTAAATATGATTTTGTTGTATGGAGAATGAAATATGAAAATGGTATGGTTCTTCCACCATTTTCATTGAATGATTTAGTTTTTGCAAGAGTTGGTATTTCTTTTTGTTACAAAAAAAGTATATTTAAAGAGTTATTGTTTAGTCAGAATAGAGATGGTGAAGACTTTGATTTTCTGATGGAACTTAAAAAACAATCCAATAAATTTATTATTACCCCAGAGGTAATGTACAATGTTAGACACTAAATGAAACTATTCGAAAGATTTGATAAAGTTTATTGTATCAATCTTAAAAGAAGACCTGAAAGATTAGAAGAATTCAGAAAAGAAGTTGAAAAATATGACTTGGGTAACTTTGAAGTTTTTGAAGCTGTTGATGGAAATACAATAAAAAATAGAAGAAGTAATAAATTAAAACCAAGTGAACAAGGTTTAATTGAAAGTAATTTATTAATCATTAAAGAATGTATTAAAAACAATTATGATAATGTTTTAATTCTTGAAGATGATTGTACTTTTACAGATGAAGTTTTAAACTTGGATGACTATTTTAATAAGTTACCAACTGATTGGGATATGTTGTATATGGGGGGCAATCATAATACACATATGAATATTAAAGTGCCTGAAGTAATCAACGATAAGATATGTCAACTACATCACACCTACTCAACACATTTTGTCACAATAAAAAGTACATTGTTCGATGAATTAGAATTTTTATTGAGTATAACTAATGAACCATTAGATGTGACATATACAAATTTACAAAAAAATAAAAATGTATATTCTTTTTATCCTGCCATAGCAAAACAAAGAATTGGGTTTTCTGATATACAACAAAGAACAATGGATTATAATTGGTTGATAAAATGAAAAAAATATTTTTTACAGCAGATTTAATTGGTGGATTGGGGAATCAAATGTTTCAAATACCCAATTACAGGGTTTTGACACATCAAAATATGTAAATAATGTGTATTGTAAATTATCATTTAACAATGATATAAAAGTAGATTCAGTAATTAATTCTGGGTGGGTGTTTACTCCAATTTTAGTCAATCCAAATTATTCAACAGAATTTAGGGGTTATTATCAAAGTAGTAAAAATTTTTATGGATATGATAATGAAATTATTGATATGTTTTCACCTAATGAAAATGTTTTAGAAATAATTTCTAAAATATATGAAGATAAAAATGTTTGGATGACTAGTGGTTCTTTTATGTATCACGATGGTAGAAAAGGATTCGCTAATCCACCCAAGAATTTTACAAATATTAGAAATCAAGTTTTTACTTTATCTCATCTCAGAACTTGGAAATCTTGGTTATGGAAAAAAATAAAAGTTGAGGATTTAAAAGATGAAAATGGTAAATATTGGAGTGTTGCTGGTGACTTATCGTTTATGTTTCCTATGTTAGAAATGTCAGGTGAAAAACATTTTAAATATATCCCTAATATTCTCTACATATATAACGAATCAAACCCTCTTAACGACCACAAAGTCAACCTCCAAGAAGTAGGAAAAATTGTTAATAAAATTAGAAATAAGATTGATTATAAAAAAATTGACGATTAATGATTTATTGTTATTTGAAAGGAGGATTAGGTAATATGTTGTTCCAAATTGCGGCAACAAAGTCGTTTTCTATTGATATGAAAACCGATTGTTCTTTCCCAAATTTAACTAATCATCTAAAATTCCTAAATGAAGACCAAACATATAACCCAAAATTAAATTATGCTTTCGAGTATGAATCATTATTAACTAAACTAAATTCTACATCACCAACTAAACCGTTATCAACCTATAATTTTCCTTTTCATTACGTTAATCCAATAATGAAAGATGAAATAATAATTGATGGATTTTTTCAAAGTGAAAAATATTTCAAACATAACAGAGAGTCTATTTTAAATTTTTTAAATTTTGAGGTAATTTCACAATTAGTGAAAGAAAAATATAATAACATTATAAATAATAATTCAACATCTGTACACATCAGACGTGGAGACTATGTTAGATTACCTAGTCATCATCCACTACAAACAAAAGAATATTTCAACAGCTCAATCAATTTGTTGAAAAACAAAACAGACAATTTTGTTATTTTTAGTGATGATATAGATTGGTGTAAAAAAAATATAGAAATAGATAATTGTATCTTTATTGAAAATGAAAAAGATTATATTGAATTATATTTGATGTCTCAGTGTAAAAATAATATAATTTCTAATTCCTCATTTTCATGGTGGGGCGCGTGGTTAAATAACAAAGATGACAAGGTAGTAATCGCACCTAAAATATGGTTTGGTCAAAAAATAACACATAAAACTGAAGATATAATACCAAATTCATGGACAAAACTTTAAAATAATATGGAAAAAATTTACTCAAAAATAGATGGAAGACTACTTCATCTTGTCAACAGATTATCTGAAGTTGAAAACAGACAAGATATAATACCGCCAAATAATTTCATACAATGTGCCACATTAAGAATGGAAAAAGGTAAAACATTTCCACCACATAAACACATTGAAAAAGAAAGATTGTATACTAATCAAATAGCTCAAGAATCTTGGATTGTAATCAAAGGTAGAGTTAAGTGTAAATTTTATGATTTAAACGATGAACTTATTGCTGAACCTATATTAGGTGTTGGTGATGCCAGTTTTACATTGTATGGTGGGCATACTTATGAAATTTTAGAAGATGATACAATAGTATATGAATATAAAACTGGTCCATACGAAGGACAATCATTAGATAAAAAATTTTTATAAAATATATGAGATTTTCTATTGTAATACCTACTTGGGAACAGTATGGTAAAGGTTATTTTTTTTTAACTCAATTATTAGATTCAATTAAAAATCAATCATTCAATGATTATGAAATTGTAATCTCAGACCATAGTATTAATAATGAAATAGAAAACATATGTAAAAAGTATGATTTCTTAAAAATTTCATATCTAAGAAATCAAAATAAAAGGGGAAATAGTCCTCATAATTTGAATTTTGGTTTACGCCAAGCGAAAGGTGAAATAATCAAAGTTATGTTTCAGGATGATTTTTTTATAAATCCGAATTCATTAAAGTTAATTAGTAACGAGTTTGAAATAAATGATTGTAAATGGTTAGTAAATGGCTGTTGTCATACAACAGATTCTATTAATTTTTTCAGATATATGATACCAAAATGGAACGATAGAATAAATGAAGGGGTTAATACAATTAGTTCACCATCAGTTTTATCATTTATAAATAAAGATATACTATATTTTGATGAAAATCTAACTATGCTTATGGACTGTGATTATTATTATTCACTTCACAAAAAATATGGGTTACCTTCAATATTAAAAGAATATTTGATAGCAAATACTTTTCATGAATATCAAATAAGTAAAATGTATGATAAAAATCTTCAGGAAGAAATAAACTTAGTAAAACAAAAAAAATATGAATTTAGAAAATGATGGAGAAAGAATGGACATAAATTATTATGACATAAACTATGATAGATTTGATATGTATCAAAAATCACATTATAAAAGATATGAAATGGCAAAAACACTAGTTAAAGAAGATTATATCGTTGCAGATATGGCTTGTGGTTCAGGTTATGGTTCGTTGATGTTATCAGAAAATTGTAAGGAAGTTCATAGTGTTGATATTGACAAAATAACAATAGATGAAATCTCTAAAAGATATAATAAAGAAAGTAAGGTAAAATTTTATAACAAAAATCTTTTGGACATTGATTTTGAAAATAAATTTGACATGATAGTTTCTTTTGAAACAGTTGAACATTTTAAAGAAGAAGAATTAGATATACTTTTTTATAAATTTCATAAATCCTTAAAATCTGATGGGGTATTTTTATTTTCAACTCCGTATAATCAAGATAAAAACATTCATTCTATGAAATGGCATAGAACATTTTATATAACGGAAGAAAAGATTAATAAATTATTAGAGTCGTATTTTTATATTGAAAAAACTTGGTATCAAGATTATCATTCACATAATTTGAATGAAGAAGGATATATAAAACATTTCATAATTTGTAAAACAAAAAAAAATAACTCATGTATAAAGAAGATATTATAACAACAATGGCAAGCACTGAATTTATGACAGACCCTAAATTTGTAAGTGCATATAATAAATGTGAACAATCTGATAACAATAGATTAATAAGTAGTTCGTATACAATTAGATGGAGAATACATACTTTAATTTGGGCAGCAAAATACGCTTCTAAACTTGAAGGGGATTTTGTTGAGTTCGGTGGTGGTTTTGGTTTATTTTCATCAGCAATTTATGAATATTTAAATTTTAATAATATTGATAAAAAATATTATTTACTTGATAGCTTCGAAGGATTAAAAGACAAAAACCTATTTCCTGAAGAAATTAGTTCACTAAATAATTACAAGAGATTTGGTAATTGGTATGAAGAAGTTAAACAAAAATTTAATTCTTTTGACAATATGGTTATTATACCTGGTTATGTCCCTGATACTTTAACAGAAATAAAAACAGATAAAGTATGCTTTGTTTCAATAGATTTTAATTGTATGGAACCAGAAAAAGACGCACTTAAATTTATATGGGATAAACTAGTAAAGGGAGGGATTATAATTTTTGATGACTATGCCTTTCCAGGTCATCACAATCAAAAAAAATCTCACGATAAATTTGCTGAAGAAAATAATTGTTTAATTTATACTTGTCCAACAGGACAAGGTATTTTAATTAAATCATAACTTTTAATAAACTAAATATGAAATCAATAAAAGAAAAAGATATCGTAATTAATGATGATGTATTTTTCAAGCATGAACCGTATTATGTTGGGGAACATATTGCAATAGATAAAGGATTTTATTGTACCACAAATATATCAATTGGTAGTTATGTCCACATAAGTCCTTATGTGACAATAATCGGAGGGTCTGATGCGAGTTTTATATCAAAGGGAATAAATAATATTATGGCTGGAGCAAGAATTATATGTGCCAGTGATCGCTTTGACGAGTCCGGACTATTTGGTTCTATGATACCAAAAGAACTTAAAGGTAAACAAATAAATGAAGAAATAATTATGGAAGAATTTTCAAACATAGGAACTAATTCTATAGTTTTACCAGGTACTATATTAAGAAAAGGAGTATTATTAACCGCAGGCAGTTTATTGATGGGGGATACTGAAGAATGGGGGGTTTATAAAGGTAATCCCGCAAAATTGGTGAAAAAAATTAATCCCCATATAATATTGGAAAACGCAAAAAAATTAGGTTTATATCAATGATACAACAAAAGAAAAAATTAGTTTTATATGGTGGTGGATTTAAACACGCGATTAAGGAAATAAATAACTTGACAAAATATGTTGAGTGGACATTAAATGATGAAGACTCAAAGGTATGTTTATATGTTGACCAAGGATTAATGAGTCCAACAAATCCAACAAAACAAAACTATGGATGGTTACGTGAATCCAAAACAATAATACCAAATTATTATAGTTGGTGTAAAAATAATATAGATTTATTAAAAAAAAATTTATAAAAGTTTTTACTCATGATAAAGAATTAACAAAAAAATCAGATATATTCCAAATCATTCAATGTGCTGTTAAATCCGTTTTAAGTGATGGTAAAATATCCCCTAAGACTAAATTAGTTTCTATGATAACCTCTAATAAAAATATGTGTAGTGAACATAGATTTAGGTTACAAATTTTAGAAAAGTATCGAAATAAATGTGATGTTTTTGGAAAAGGTATAAATTTTATAAAAAATATAGAAGATGGGCTTAGAGATTATTGTTTTTCTATTACTGTAGAAAATGCTAATTATCCAAATATGGTTACAGAAAAAATTACAAATTGTTTTATGACTGGCACAATACCAATATATTACGGTATTGATAACATAGGTGATTTTTTCAACAAAAATGGTATTATTATTTTAAATAACGATTTCAAAATAGAAGACCTAAGTTTTGATTTTTATTACTCCAAAATCCAATATATCGAAGAAAATTATGAAATATCAAAAAATTTAATGTTACCAGAAGACTTAATCTATTTAAATTATTTGAAATAAAGAATTATTTTTTTTATTTATTTAATTTTAAATTAAATTTTTTTTTTTAAAAATTAACTTATGTCATTTGAAATCGTAAAAGAATTTGAATCCGCAATATCTAAATTTTTCGGATCAAAATATGCGGTAGCCGTTGATAGTTGTACTCATGGTTTAGAATTAGCTTTAAGATACACTAAAGAAAAAAAAATAAATGTTCCATATAGAACATACCTTTCAGTACCAATGTTAGCTAATAAATTAGGATTAGAACTAATATGGAGAGATGAAGAATGGGAGGATTACTACACAATTAATTATGGTGAAACTAAAATCATAGATGCCGCAGTTTTATGGAAAAAAAACAGTTACATATCAAACACTATAATGTGTTTAAGTTTCCAATATCAAAAACATCTAAGTATTGGTCGAGGTGGTATGATTCTTTGTGATAATGAAAAATTGGCTAGTGATTTAAAAAAAATGTCATACGATGGTAGATTACCAAATATACCTTGGAGAGAACAAAATATTGATACTTTTGGATATCATTATTATATGACACCAGAATTGGCTAAAATTGGATTGGATAAATTACAAACAGCCATTGAAACCCCCCCACGAAAATGGGTTTATACTGATTGGCCTAACTTAACCCAAATGGAAATATTCAAAAAATGAAATACCAATTGTGGGACATGATTAGTTATAGTGATTATGAACCAATGGTTCCATTTACTTTATTATTAGAGTGTGATAATTTTGAAGAAATTTATTATGAATTTATAAAAAAAAATACACAAAAAATACCTTGTGTTATTATATTAAATGAAAAAAAAAATAATTTATGAAAAAAGCTTTTATTACTGGTATTGGTGGTCAAGATGGAAGTTATTTAGCCGAATATCTTTTAGAATTAGGGTACGAAGTACATGGAATGATTAGAAGACAATCAACCTCAGAAAATCAATCAAGTAGATTAAATAATATTATAACTAAAATACATACATATTATGGTGATTTATTAGACCAAACATCAATTGAACGTTTATTATCTGAAATAAAACCAGATGAAATATATAATATAGGAGCTCAATCACATGTAAGAATATCATTTGATATCCCACAATTTACAGTTCAAACAAATTCTGTTGGAGTTGTTAATATATTAGAAGCCTACAAACGAATTTGTCCTAATGCTAAATTCTATCAAGCAAGTTCTTCAGAAATGTTTGGACTAACAATTGAAAGTGATGGTTTTCAACGAGAAACAACAATCATGAATCCTGTTTCACCATATGGGTGTTCTAAAGTATTTGCATATAATATGGTGCGACATTATCGAAGAGCATATGGATTACACGCAGTAAATGGAATTTTATTTAATCACGAATCACCACGAAGAGGTTCTAATTTTGTTACAACAAAAGTCGTGAAAGCGGCATGTTCAATTAAACTTGGGCTACAAGATAAATTAGAATTAGGTAATATGGATTCATACCGAGACTGGGGACATTCAAAGGATTATGTCAAAGCAATGCACATGATTTTAAATCATTCCACACCTGACGATTTTGTTGTATCAACTATGGAAACACATTCAGTTAGAGAAATGTGTGAAGTTGTTTTTTCATATCTAGGATTAGATTATAAAAAATATGTTATCCAAAATGACAAATATTTAAGACCTGAAGAATTACCTTATTTAAAAGGTGATTCCACTAAAATTAGAAAAACTTTAGGATGGAAACCCACCTACACATTCAAACAATTAATGGAAGAAATGTGCGACCATTGGATGGATGTATTACAAAACAAACCATCATATAGATAATATAATACAATTAATTAAATTAAATGGCACCAAGAAAAAAACCAACACAAGGTCAAGTAAGTGATGAACCGAAAAAAACCAAAAAAGAACTCATAAGTGAGATTATCAAAAAGAAATCCAAGGACAAATTCTTATCAGATAATCAAAAAATATATTATGATATTCTGAAAAAAAACCAAATAACAATATGTTCAGGACCAGCTGGAACTGGTAAAAGTTATATATCACTAAAGACCGCAATTGATTTAATTTCTGACCCAACAACACCATATGAGAAAATAATCATACTAAGACCTGCTGTAGAAAGTAGTGACTCAACTATTGGATTGCTACCTGGAGATGTTAGAGAAAAAATGGATCCCTATGTATACGCTTCATTCTATCTCCTAAAGAAAATAATTGGACAAGAAACAACAAAAAAACTTGAAGAACTTGGTATTATTGAGGTTATGGCAATTTCATTCATACGAGGACTTAATATTGATAACGCCATATTAGTTGGTGAGGAATTCCAAAATACCACCCCTAATGAAATGAAAACAATTTTAACTAGGATAGGTTTTAACAGTAAATTCTTTCTTAGTGGTGATATGGATCAAACTGACAAATTTAAACAAATTGAAAAATCAGGTTTATATGACGCAATACATAGATTAGTGGATTTGGAAGACATTGGTATTTTTAAATTTACACTAAATGATGTCGTTAGAAATCCATTAATCACAAAAATTTTACAAAGATATTAACATGAGAATAGCAATAGATGTAAATGGCGTATTGAGAGATACAATTGGTAAATTCAAACAATTATATGAAAAACATTTAATTGAAAATCCACAAAACGAATATCAAACTTATCTAATTGACTCAGAAGGCAATACAGAGTTAGATACATTACCAACCCCATTTGAATACAAAATATTATCCCCAGTCACAAGTTTAGATTTAAAACAACATTTTGCATTTCAGAATGAAGAAGAATATTATTCATTTTTATATGAAGAATATTGTATGGAATTATTTGGACATACCCCCTCAGTTGAAATGACAACATTTGTTGATTTAAATGAGGTCTATATCAACAATAGAAAACAATGGGACTTTATGGTATTGTCGGATGAAATTGGCAAATCAAAACCAGCAACATTATTTTTCTTATCAAAGTTTGGGTGTGAATTAGAAAAAATATTTTTTTATTCAAATATTACATTGAATTCAATATGGAATGAATTTGATGTTTTACTTACGGCAAATCCTAACTTATTATTGTATCATCCTAAAGATAAAATTGTAATTAAGTTTGAAACCGAATACAATAAGGATATAAAAAAAGAATACTCAATAACAAAACTTAAAGAGTTAGAAGATATCTTAAAACAAATATTATGTTAAAAATACTTGGAGAAAATTTCTATTTTGATATTGATGCGATTGAAGAATACATCAATGTTGAACCCCCAACCGACTATACCGGAATCCCACAAAATCATATTAGTGTTGTAAAATATGATATGGTTAAAATGATGGTTGAAACATTAATTGTTGAAAATGAGGAAGCCGATGAAGCGTTGGGAATGAGAACCTCTGAATTGTCAATACCATTTAGAATGGCATTTAATTCATTAATGTATAAAAAATTAATTAATAAAATATGAATCAGGAACAATTATCAAAAGTTGAAAATTCAATAAAAAATCTTAAAGACAAAAAATCAAAAGTTTATTTTTTGATTCAAGACACCAAAGGTAACGCAAAAGCATCAGTTGCTTACATCTATCGTATGGCTTATGTCCTTTCAGAAGGTGGATATAATGTTGTTATGTTACACGAGAAGAATGATTATGTTGGTATATCAAGTTGGTTAGATTCAAAATATATGGAACTCCAACACCAATCAATTGATGGTCAGAAATTACAAGTCGCCCCAGAAGATTTCATTATCATTCCGGAATTATATGGTTTCGTTATGGGTCAAATTAGTAATCTACCTTGTGGTAAAATTGTTTTATCTCAAGCGTATGACCACATATTGGAAACCCTACAACCAGGTCAATCTTGGTCACAACTTGGGTTTATGAAATGTATCACAACCTCTGAACAACAAAAGGAGTATATTTCAAATCTAATGAAAAACGTATCAATTGATGTCATTGAACCATATATCTCAGATGAGTTCAAACCATCAGAATATCCAGCAAACCCAATCATTGCAATCCACTCTAGAGAACAACGTGAAGCGTTAAATGTAATCAAGAATTTCTATCTTAAATTCCCCCAATATAGATGGGTTACCTTTAGAGATATGAGAGGAATGAGTGAAAAAGAATTTGCAAATGTTTTGCAAAAATCATTTATGTCAGTTTGGATTGATGAAACAAGTGCTTATGGTACATTCCCATTGGAATCAATGAAATGTGGTGTTCCTTGTTTGGGTATTGGTCCAAGAATGATTCCACAATGGATGTCCGAGGATAACGGAATATGGATTAGTAATAAAAATGATTTATCTGACTATGTTGCCGATTTCTTACAGAATTGGTTGGAGGATAATATTAGTGATACTTTGTTAAATGAAATGAAAAAGATGGTTGAGAACTTACCAACATCAGAAACATTCAAAGACAATGTATTAAATAAATTTGAAGGGTATCTGGACGTAAGACTTAAATCCTTTGAGGAACAATATAATAAATTACAAACTGCCGAATAATATGGAAAAATTTGATTTATCAGTAATATTACCACTTAAATCTTCATCACACCCTTGGTTTGAAGATTATTTTAACAAAGCTATAACATCAATCAAAGTTCAAGAAGTTGAAATCAATGAGTTGGTTATTGTTCATACCGATGAAACAAAATTGGTTGAATTTTTGGATGGATATGATTTTAGTGGGATTAATGTAACTAGAGAAGTATGGACTAAAAAACCTGGTTTTGCTGAACAGGTAAATCACGGAGCAAGGGTCGCAAAATCAAAATGGATATCAATTTTTGAATTTGATGATGAGTATTCTAAAATTTGGTTTAAAAATGTTGACAAGTATTCTAAAATCTATAAGGATGTTGATTGTTTCCTACCAATTGTTGTTGATGTAACCGAGAATGGACAATTTGCGGGATTTACAAATGAGGCAACATTTGCGGTTAACATTTCTAGTGAAATGGGGATTCTAACCAATGAAACACTTTTGACTTATCAGAATTTCCAAATGTCTGGATTGGTAATTAAAAGGTCATCATTTGTTGATTTTGGACTACTTAAGCCTTCGTTCAAACTCACATTCGGTTATGAATTATTTTTGCGTCTAACACACAATTCTGTGAAGATTATGACCATTCCAAGAATTGGATATAAGCATACAAATCTCAGACAAGGTTCTATTTTTTGGGATTATAAAAATGGTGATGAAGTTCTTGGTAAAGAAGAAATCCAATTTTGGATTGATTCCGCAAAAAAGGAATCTTTTTTCATTGTTGATAGATCCATAAAATACCAATCCTAAAAAATATAATGACAGATGAAACAAGTTTACCGGATAATACAAGTTTAGAGTCAAAAAAGAAAGGGAGAAAACCCAAGAAAGATAAATTTTATTTTGGTGAAAAAGAGGAATTGGCAGTTAGAAATTTTTTAATTGCCGATTCTTTTGAGGAAAAAAACAAAATCTATAACGATATCTTAAGACATCCAATAGATAAAATGATTTCCTCAATTATAAGGACTTACAAACTATATCGTAAAGACGTTGAATTTGAAGAAATTCACAACGATACTCACTCCTTTTTGATGACAAAAATTGAAAAATTTAAACCATCAAAAGAAAAGAAAGCATATTCCTATTTTGGAACAATATGTAAAAATTATTTAATGGGTCAGATTCAAAAAGACCAAAAAGAAACAAATCGTAAAATATCATATGAAGACATTTCTACTGACTTGGAAAATAATGAGAATTATTCGTACAACATAGACGATGAACCAATTGAAGCTGATTTTATAATTAAAAAATTTTTATTTGAATTAGATAAAGTGTTCACTCAAAATTCTTTAAATGAAAATGAAACAAAATTGGGTGAGGCGTTATATGAAATATTTGAAAATCACGACAAAATTTTCATAAGTACTTCAAATAATAAATTCAATAAAAATATAATTCTATTATCATTAAGAGAAATGACTAATTTGAACACAAAAGAAATACGTTTATCACTTAAAAAGTTCAAATTCTTATATGTTAATATGATTGAAAAAATGGTGAGATAAATATTTACTATTATGGCAAGACCTTTAAAAAAAGAAATTAATTTATCCAAGGAATCGATTTTAGCATTGATGCAGGAAATTTACAATGAACTTGTAGAACAAAGAAATACAGCTATGAGAATCCAAAACAAAATGTTGACAATGATGAAAGAACCTGAAGACATGACACTAATAGGTCCGGTCATTGAAAAACAACAGAAAATAATTAATGATTGTGTGGAGAAAAAATTATCCCTCTCCAAACTCCAAGCATCAATTTGGGAAAAAACAAATAGCACAAAAGAGTCTTTCTCAATTGCGGATATGGATGATGAGATAATTAAAGACTTATTGGAACGAGATATTTCAAACTCGGATAATCAATACAAAATGAAAAAATAATGGGGTTAGATTTAAAATCTGATTATAAACAACTCAAAGACAAAATATCCGCAACACAATCCTATAATGAGCTTAAAAAAGAATATAATAGTGTAACAAAAAGTGTTGGGGAAAGTTTTGATGATTTAAAAGAATCAACATCAAATAAATTATCTGAACTAAAAGGTAAGGTAAAAAAATTTGAGAAAGACACACAAGGTCAACTTGATAGACTATTAGATGTTGCAACAATATCTAGTAATGGAAATACTGGGACAATTAGTTTTATTAAAAAATTACTCCTAAAAGTAATTAAAAAGATTGAACCAATCCTTTCCGAAATATTATTTGATGAAACAATTAAAGCAATTGGTTGTGACCAACAACAAAGATATCAACCAGGTCAAGTACTTTATATAAAAGTATCAGCATTGGATTTATTGGGGTTATTAAAAATTGACCCCAATGATGGTATTGGTAAATTTTTATATGAAACCAACCCCATCTCTATTCAGGATAATCCGTTCTCAATGAATAGACAATTATACGAGTTAACACAAACAAATATATCATATTCAGGATTAACTGGACAATTATATAAAGGACAATCAGGTCAAGATTTATTTGATATTGAGTACACTGAAACAAATAACTTAAATCAACCTGGTCCTTGGTTTAAAATTACATTAGCCCCAAGATTTAATAACGCTACAACAGTTGTACAATTTTTACTTGATTACTACAAATCAATTAGGGTTGTTGAATTTAACAATATTATTGCAAATGTTATGAATATCTTAACAGGAGCATTAGACATCGGTTTAAATACTGGAACTAATCAACTTGAAGTTAATTCTAAATTTCAAGTCTTATTATTAAGGATATTAGGAATTTGTTTTGATAATAGAAAAGAAATTGATGTTAGTGGTGTTGCGAAAATACCTCAAGATGACCCTATTGATGATTCGTTTTTTGAATTCAGTGCAATTGATTTAAGAAATATTGAAATCAGAATTAGTAATATTAAAAAAGGTGTCGTACAATATGTTGATTGTGGTAATGTAGAATTACCTGTTGATGTTGATAGTATTGTTGGTGCATTGGATGCTTTAAGATTTGTTCCTGATGAAGACCAAGTTAATGCCGCTAGTCAGATAACTCAATCATTAACAAATAACCCAAATTGGAATATCAATATACCTGGTGGTAATATCACCGCAGCCGTTGATGCTAACTTCATTAAATTAATGGGACAATCGGTTGTTGTTTCGTTATTAAGCCCAAAGGTTTTATTACCATTTTACACAATGTTATTGTCTCTAGGACAACAAGATATTAATCTGAGTGAAAACTTAATTGAATTTACAAAAAAATTCAAAAAGTTTATGATTAATTTGATTTCAAGAGTTGGGGCTCAGTTTATTGAGAAACTATACAATCAAATTAAAAAAGATTTGTTAAAGTTAATTGACTCAACAATCCAAGATATTGAAGATGAAAAAAAGAGAAAGACAAATGTTATCATCTTAAAATTGATTCAGATTTTATTATTGGTCGGACAACTCATAACTGATTGGCGAAAATGTAAAAGTATTGTTGATGAACTTTTAAAAATTGTTAGTTTAAGTCTCCAATTTCCTGGTGTTGCAAAAGGATTAAGTTCCGCAGCCAAAGCTGTAACCAAAGGTATTGAGACCGCCTCAGATGCCACAACTAATTTTATTGATGGTATTGGAGGTAAAGAAGGAAACCGTGATGGTGGAACATTTGGAGGTGGTGGTAATGATGATGACGAAGAAGATTCAAATGGTAGTTCTGGAGGTGTATTAGGTTCGTTGGGAGCTTTATTAAATCAAATCCCACTCCCATTATTATTTGCTTCAGAGTTTTTGGATGGATATTCGGAATCAAGGGCGTTTATTAATGCTATTGAAGAAATGCAGAAATTGGGTATTCCAACAGGACCAATGCCAGATGGTTCTCCAAACTTAACCGTTCTATCAATGTTTGGTAATATTAAAGCTGCGGAAAAGGAAAAAACTGAAAATGGTAAAGTTAGTATTGCAATAAAACCTACGGCAGTAACACCAGCGGGTTTAACTGTACCAAATATCGCATCTGGAAAATATTTTTAAATTATGGATAAAAAAGAACAAGCTGAAAAAGCATTGAAGGTAATAAAGGATTATAAATCCTCACCAAATAGAGATTTAACATTTGCTATGGATTTTATCCAAGAAGATTTTAAATTCACTAAAGATACTCTAATCAAATTAACCGAACATATAGATAAGTTAGAGTTGACCTATAATACAATTTTAAAAGAATACGAAAGTAGAGTTAACAAATGAGTGAACATCAAATATTATTCCCTGGTACTGTTATTGACAATCAAGACCCAATGATGTTGGGTAGATTGCGTGTTATACCAGAAACTGAAGATTACACGGCAATTATATCAGCAATACCAAATTGGAATGAAGAAAAAATGAAATGGACTAGTAAAGACCCTGTTTTATTTTTACCATTGTTACCATTTTTTGTTAGTCAAACACCACAAGTTAATGAATACGTTCATATCATCTATATGAACAAAGATTATAGGAGAGAAAATCAATTTTACGTTCAGGGACCATTTTCAAGTCCATTATTAAGTCCTTTTGAAAATTATCAAGGGGCTACAAAATTTATGGCGAAAGGGACAAGATATGCACAAGGATTGTCATTACGTAATCCAGATGGATCTTATTTATCTTCAAGTGGGGGAAGTACTGAGGGTATTTTCCCAAAACCAGAGGATGTTGGTATTCTAGGTAGAGGTACTGCCGATTTAGTACTAAAAGAAAATGAAGTTTTATTACGTGCGGGCAAAACACCAGAATTAAAATATAACAAACTACCAACGCCAAATAACAATAGGGCTTTCTTGCAATTGTCTTATTTCCCAATTCAAGAAACGGCTAAACCACCACAAAAGATTAATTCATTAAAAGAAGTTATCACTAAGGTTAAAAAAGTTATTGTTTGGCATATAGAAAATCTTGAAAATACACAAAATGTCTATAATGGGTTTGTTCAACTATACAACTACAATGAAAATGATTTGAGATTTGATGTTAGTAATTTTAATTCTCAAGCAATATTAGAATTAGAAATAGATACTACATTATTACCAACTGATGCAAAAATTGAAATTGGTGGGAAAAGTTTTGATGAAACTGTCTACATTATCAATACCTTCATCAAAGGTGTTTTTGATGGGTTCTTAACTTATAGCGGGTACAATTCTACAAATCAAACCGTATTCCAAAACGTCCTTCCATTTGTTGTTACACCATCAAAAACAACGTATGAAAAAGGAAATAATTTTAACACATTAGTCACCAATCCAGAAGTTTCAAATTTTATAAAGTTTAGTTCAAAAATTCTTTTGGATTATGGTTCACAACAAAGTGGTTATTTCTTGGTGTCAGGTAGAAATGGTGAAAGACCAATATATGGTAAACAATATGATGTTGTGACTGAAACCATATTTCCAACCTCATTCAAATCCGAACCAATAAGTTATGGTGTAATGGGAGCACAAAAGATTTATTTGTTGTCACAAGACGCAACTAGTACAAAACAAAAAATTGACTTACAAGACACTATCTATGGTATCCCACAGAATTCCTTTGTTAGAGGCGAAACATCCTTACAGAACCTCACATATTCAACCGTGAGGGGTGAGGTTATTATTGAGTTATTAAGAAAGATGTATGCCTTCTTGGAAGGACATGTTCATCCAATTGCAATTATTAAACCATCCAAACGTGCAAGTGGGAATGGTCAAAGACTTGAGGATATTGAAACTTTATTGAATAATGCCGAAAGTTTAATCCTAAATCAAAATATTAGAATTAATTGATATTTATGTATAAACAACATAAATGTCAATCCACAAATCATATTTCAGTAGAAATAATACATTAATATATAATAGTTTTACCAATACTGGTAGAAACCCAGTAACTGAACTATTTTTTGGAACTACAGCAATATCACAATATCCTATAGGTTATAGTAGATTTATTTTTGATTTAGATTTGGATTCACTTAAATCCAAATTAAGTGAAGGTGTTATATCAACAACTTGTTCAACAATGAAACATACATTGAGAATGACAAACACCTCCAACTTTGATATTGAATTACTAAACACATTTACATCACAAGGTAGATTAAGAGCGACATCATTTGATTTACTCTTATTAAGAATTCCCCCAATTGATTTTGACCCAAGTTTACCACAAGTTTGGGATGAAGGTGTTGGTTATGATTTTGCCGATTTACAATATGAATATCAAATAGCTGATAGAAATTATTCAACAAGACCATCCAATTGGTTTGAAACTACAACAATTGGTGTATGGGAAGAAAATGGAATTTATAATAATAGAAATCTTTCTCAAGTTCCATTCTCAGCATTAACATTGGTTGCTGAACAACATTTTGAATTTGGGGATGAGAATATTGAATTTGATATGACCGATGAAATCAATGGTGTGTTAAACAATACAACATCCGGTGTAACTGGTTGGGTTGTCGCATATAGACCCCAAATTGAATTGTTATCAGGTTTAACTGACACATATGAAGTTCAGTTCTTTACAAGACATACCCAAACATTTTATGAACCATATTTGGAAACATCATATAATGATTTGATTGAGGATGATAGAAATTTATTTTCATTGGGAAAGGTAAATAAATTATATCTTTATTTATATGAAGATGGTAATCCAATTAACTTGGACTTTCCTCCATCCGTGGCAATATTGGATAATTCTGGGGATGTTATTCCTGGATTGTCGGCATTAACTGGATGTCAAAAAACAATTGGTGTTTATGAGGTTACAATTCCACCATTGATGGGGTACAAAACACCTTGTACTTTTTCCGATAAATGGTTCAATTTAAGTTTAAATACATTTCCATTGAATCCAATTATTAATGATTTTGTATTACAACCAATGAAAAACTCAATCCAAATTGGAACAAATAGTCAAGATCCAAAAATATATGGATTTGATTATTATGGTATTAAACAAGATGAAAAGATTTTTAATACAGATTTGAGAAAGGTTGGGGTGATAATTAAACAAGCCTATACCACTAATAAAAATTTAATAAAAGTTAACGCTTATTATCGTGTATATGTAAGAGAAGGACAAACTGAAGTTCAAGTTCAAGATTGGACAAAAATAAATAGAACTCCAAATGAGTATTATTTCATATTTGATACTAGAGATAAAATACCAAATGAATATTTTATTGATATAAAAGTGGAAAGTAGTGGAGAAGTAAATACTTATAAGAGACAAATAAAATTTCAAATTATAAATTACAAATAAAAAAAAACTATGTCAAATTACAATTACCCAGCCAGTGCTACTAGTGCAAATACTGAAGTATTAATATGTGAAGTTTGTTCAGGTAGCACATTCACAGTTGAACCACCTCACGCGGTTTGGACTGATGCACAAAATAAACCAATCATCCTAATGAACACAGTTGTATTGGGGGGTGTGAATGGATTAAATGCTTAAAGCATTATGAAAAGAATTGTTAAATTAACTGAACAAGATTTGGTTAAAATTGTTAAAAAAATTGTAAACGAAAAGGATTACGGACAAGTTCAAAACTATATGTTCTTTTCAAACCTTGAACAAATGATTAGTCAAGCACAACAACTATTGGAACTTGACCCAATGAAAGTTGAAAAAATTCTCCAAGACGGTCACGATTGGGCTGATGACCATATAACCGTAGCAAAAGAAAATCTTGACCAAGTATTTGATTTTATGATGAATGAATCACAATTTGCTAGATCTGTTGATTATAATAGAATGGAAGACAATGAAGATATGGTTATGATGGAATCAGAATTAAATGAAAAGAAGAAAAAGAATACCCCAACAAACCCAAAACTATGGCAATCTGCACTATCTTGGGCTAAAAGTAGATATAAAGTTTGTCCCTCGGCTTATTGTAATGGTGCAGCTGTCAAACGATACAATAGTCAAGGTGGAAAATGGAAGAAAAAATAAAAGGGGATTTATTCCTCTTTTTTTAGTTTTTTTATGTTTATCCGATATTTATAATATATGGATAAACAAAAATTATGTTCAGTTTGTGGTATACTAAAAGATATATCAGAATATTATGAGTCACAAAGGGGAACTAAGTGTAAAGAATGTGTATTGACAATAACTAGAAATTACAAAAGAGAAAAAAGAAAAGATATTGAATTTAAAAAGGTTGAGAGTGTTAAACAAAAAGAACGAAGATTTAGATTGTGGATTAATTATCTATTTCACGATTCAAAAAGGAGAAATATAGAACATACAATTACAAAAGAAGAAATTGAAGACATTTATAATAATCAGAATGGTTTATGTTATTGGTTTGGTGTTCCTCTAACCCCATCAACAAAACACAAATACCCATTACAACCATCTTTAGATAGATTAGATAGAAATAAAGGATACACTAAAGATAATATCGTGATTTGTTGTTATACAGCAAATATTGGTAGAAATGAAAATGATTTGGAAACTTGGTTAGAATTTTTAGATATTCTTAAAGTCACAATGAAATTCTAATATTGTTAAAATATAAAAAGGTAGAAAAATTATTTCTGCCTTTTTTGTTTTAGTGGAATTTTATTTAGACCTTTGTGGTTATGATATAACAATCAAAATATAATCACAACAATGAAAAAACTAATTGGTCTAATTGTATTTACTATTTTCCTCATTTCTTGTTCCGCACCAAAAACAGTCTTTAATGGAAAAGAATATGTAACTGGAAAAAGATATTATAAAGATAACTTAAAATTAGTCAAAAAAACACTCAGACAAATGAGTAAAGAAGAACAAAAAATTATTCTTGGGGATGACATCATCTTCAAATACGAAGAGAAATAAACTTTACACTACTTTCAAAGTGCATGCGTCAATTGTTAACACAAGTTTTGGTTCATCAACCTCTTCTGGTGTGGCAACATTAAATGAAGAAGTTTCTCCTTTTTCATTTGTAAATTCTATACCACCAACACCTCTATGACATTTATATCCCCATTGAGCTGAATGAAACCATTTATGTTCAGAATTTTCGATATATGTAAATTGAGTACCATTATATTCAAGTCCACCCAAATTCGGTTTATTAGTTGTAAACCATTGTGTTAAATCAGTTATTTTTGGATAAGCATTAAGTAAGTCAGTTGGGGTTGGATAATAACTAACTAAATTTTTACATGTTAGTTGAATTGAAAGTTCGTTATTAGCATCTTGGATGGCTTTCATTGTTGTATCATCAACAGTAAATAGATTTTCTCTTGGTCCTCCAGGATTATTTGATAATGGATACTTTTTAGTTTCGTACTCAACTTTACCCTTAGCGTTTCTAACAGCTATTTTTTTATCTTGTATTGAATACCCAGCGTTATCTATAACACTACCATTATTTAACGAGGCGTATTTAGCACCATCACCATCCCTTTTCAATAGAATACCATTAACCGACACTTCAAAAACAGCCGAATTGCAATTATGACCACCATGTACATCTTCATTATAAAATACCCTTATCTTCATATTTTTAGCACAAGGTGGTTTTTTGGGTGGTGTTTTAGGTTCACTAATTACAGAAAAACTAATTTCAACGCGTCTATCATATTTTTGTTCTTCAGCCGTTGTACCTTTACCAACTATTATTTCAGGTTCTTCAAATGTTGGTATTGTTTTTATGTATCCTTCGTTTATTGCGTTTTGGAAAAAATTCGTTAAAAATTTTTTAATTGTTTCAGCTCTCAAGATTGCCAATTGTCTTGTTGGTATTTTTTTTGATGGGGATACCTCATTATCGTAATTTTGATTTTTATCTTCGGATGCCAATATTTTAACAGATGTTGTTTTACCTTCATTTTTTCTTATAAAATCTAAGGCTTTTCCTAGTTCAATTGTTAAATTTTTAGTACCTTGTGTACTCAATTTGGAGTGATAACCTGGATCAAAAAAATCTGAACTATTTATGTCTAATTTTTGTTCCTTAATTAATCCATACATTGATAAGATATATTTTTACTCATCCTCAGTTATTAATAATCTATTTTTATACATTTTTCTCTTTTATCATAAATATAATCACAACAATGAAAAAAGCAATTCTAAGATTCTTCAAAAGACTTTATGTCAAACTTACAATCCTCAACAGAAAATATTCTAGTGACTCAAGAGTACCTATTTCTCAAACCCAAAAAATGTGTATGTCAATTGCAAGGAAATTAATTAGACATCCTGAATCTAAATTTCTTATTGCTCCAATATCAGATAAAAAATACATCACAAATACAGAGGTAGATTTGTTTATCATATTTGATAAACGTGGCATCAGTATAACCAATCATGTATATCATTATGATGTTATATTGAGTGATAGAAATTGGTATAAAATAATCAAAATGTATGATACCAAAGTTGAAGAAATCAGAGAAAAAGTTGAAATCCAAGTAATGTCTCAAATCGAACATTCTCTTGAGAATATTCTTCAAAAAGTAAAATAAGCTACAATGAAACCTTACTTTTTAATTAAAGTTAAGGTTTTTTTATTTTTATTTCCATTTTTGTCAACGGTTTCAACCTCAAATTCAATCCTAGTCTTACCCTTATTTTTTTCCGATTCAAGTTCTTTAAATTTTCTATTAGTTACAATACCTTCACCTGGATCAGTAAGCGAAGTATCATATTTCATATTTAAATCCCCATTACTTAATTGTTTTAATGATAACACTTCAATTTTTACCCAACCAGCCCATAATTCCCAAACTTCACCATCAATAATTATGTTACCATTTTTAGCTGTAGGTGATTCAAGGTCTTCTTTGATTATTCGTTTAACTAAACGTACTAAATCTGATTCTGTTAATCTTACTATCTTTTTCATTTTGGTTTGTATGACACCATTGTCGGTTTATTTCCTGTACCAATCTTGGGGTCTTTCTTCTCTTCCCTACGTTTTTGAGTACATGCTGACTTCTTCTCAGAATCAGACATCTTACCCGCAACACCAGCAGCCCTACATTTAGGATACCCCTTTGTATCAGATTCACTTCTACCACAAGGGGGGTGTTTACCATCTACCTTTCTACATATATTAACCCAAGGACCCTTTGGTTGTTTACTACCCTTGGGTTTCTTTTTTGTCCCAAACCACACACCCAAATCTTCTTTAATCGTATGAACATCTCCAGTCTCAATTTCATATGAACCATCCTCATCTTTCTCCCACATACCAACAACTTTCTTTATATTATTCTTCATTGTTGATTTTACCTTTTTACGATTAACTTCAGTATCAACAAATTCTGTAAATGGTGCTAAATTATTATGTTTCCATTTTCTTATACCCAATTCTTGAGGCCCATTATATAGTCCAGCCGATGTACTAGAATCCACTTCATTTATATTATACCAAACATTAGTATCCTCAGTTAACATTGGAGCTTCCTCGTAATGCCACTCATTCAAATTTTTTGGGGTCTTGGTGACGTTTTTTGTCATTAACTTAGTGTTGGTATTAGTTGAAGATTTTATTGCCTTAGATTCAATTTTTTTGACATCCTTTTTTGGAGTACTCATTTTACCATCATAACTATCTGTGGTAAGTTCTTGACTATAATACAATGAAACAGATTTATTAAATGGGTCTAATTGTGTTTTTTCAAATACTCTTTTTCCTAGTTTAAGAGGGGGATTAAACGAACCCCTACTACCACTAGCGTCAGTAGTTGCTTCTTTTAGTATTTCTTGTTTGATTTTTTTAATTAAATTCTGTATCATTATAAATGAAATTATTAATATAAATATCAATGGAACAAGAAAAAATTTACGGTAAATTATTTAATTCCGTACCCCTATTAACAGAAAATCATCTACAAACATTAATTGATGTAATGGATGAAGAACAAGCAATATTCTTAATTGTACAAGCGGTTAAATACGCTTACCATAATGGAATGTATTCACTTGGGGAATCTGAAATAATATCAAAAAGTATTAGAGTGTTATCGGAAAATAAAAATGGTGAAGATTAACTTAATACTGAGTAGTCGCCGAGGAGTCCACCTCCCCCTCAGCAGCACCAGGAGTAGCAGCAACAGGAGGGTTTGATGGTGGTGGGGTATTGTCCGCAGTAGGAGTAGCAGCAACAGGAGGGTTTGATGGTGGTGGGGTATTGTCCGCAGTAGGAGTAGCAGTAATGCCTAGTTTCGCAAGGATTGCCTTTGCTGTGTTAGTTCCTAATTTTCCATCAATAACAACACCTAATTTTTGTTGAAGTTGACTAATTGTAGTAGTAGCAACAGGAGGGTTTGATGGTGGTGTTGGGGTATTGACCTCAGTAGCAATAGCTTTTTCGTTACCACCACCCGTATTAGTAGGGTCTTCTAATAAAAAACTCTTATGTAATTTTAATATTCTGTTTTTTTCGCTTTCTAATATATATAAATTTTTCATATTTTTATTTAAATTTTGAATTAATTAAGTTTATATCATTTTGGGTTAACTTTGGTCCAGTATCTCTACTACCTGTTTTAGCTCTTATCGCATCTAAGGTTGCCTTAGGCATTGCTGAGTTAAAGACATGTCCTTCAGCAACCGGATAAGTATCTCCGCCACCTCCGCCACCTTCAGCAGTAACAACATTTACATTTTTTGTTTTATCAATCGTATGGATTATTTTATTGTTTTCGTCACAAGTAAATTTATAATATGTTTTTACTGTTTTGGGGTCTCTATTTTCTGTATTTGTATCAGTGCTATACCAATCCCCATCCACAGCATAGTTATATATTCTTCCCTGAACTGTGTAAGAATACCAAGGGGAGCCTTCTTTGTTTGTTAAATTTTTATTTACTTTCAAACAAGCGTCAAGATTAGTCGCGTCATCCACAATTACTTTTGTTTTACCTGCTAAATATTTTAAATTTTCAAGAATTGCATTTTTGTAACCATAATTACCTTCATTTGCATAAATTTCATCAAATGTATCAAATATATTTTCATAACCAGACACTACAGTACCACGTGTACTTATATTTGCAACTGAATAACATACATTTGCCATATTATTAAAAGCCTGCAAATTAGTTACAAATTCTTTAACTGCGTCTTCACTCATACCTCTACCATTAGTTACACCAAAAGTACTAATTGAACCTTTTCTTGCTGCACTAGTAATATTACTAGTTAATTTTTGAATATCTGATAACTCTAAACTTGGTCCTTTTGGGAAAGATTTATCATATTCTTTTTTACAAAAATCAATAATCCCAGTTGTAAATGCTCCTCTTCCAGTACCAAAATTATTTAATTTAGCATTAAATTGGGTTTTAGCCGAATCTGTCCAACCACCACCGTCTTGTTGTATCTCATATGGTGCTTGTTCATTCAACAAATTTCCCTTATGTTTGTTATGTAAATTCAAAATCCTATCTTTTTCAGATTCATCTAAATAATATAATTTTTTCATAGTAATTAATTTTTTATTATAAATATCTTAATTTCAATAAAAATTAATCCGATACTTAAATAAACCACAATCCCATATCTTGGAGTATCCCAACTCTTTTGTAAGTTCACTTTCACTTTTGGTAAAATCAATTTCATTATATTTCTTTTTAAGACTATTCTTCCCAAAAGAAAATTTATGATATCTTTTATATCTATTCATCTTTGACGAATAATAAAAATATGTAGGTTTCAATATTGATACCAATTCAAATCCTAATTTTGTATACATATTATTGTTTCCATTGGTAGTCCATCTTCTATCTGCAAAACTTATTATACTACTTGGAGAATAATCATTAATAAATTGTTTTAATATTTTAGAAGCCAATCCACTTATGACATATTCTTGTCTTGTTGAGAATCTACTTAATTCATATTCACCTTCAATATTCTTTGTCATATTTCTTTGACTATTAAATGTCATAACACCAACCAAAATCTCATTATAATAAGCGCCATAAAATATGTCAGATTTATCATTCCCTTGAATATGACTCACATCCAAAAAATATGATTTATCTTCTTTGGATATTTTATTCACTACAACTTTTCTTGCCCCAATTTTAATCCCATCACTTACACTAAGAATATGTTTTAGTTTTGATTTAGTCAATTCTTTATTCACAACCCACTCATCTTCAAAAATATGAATTAGTTTATAACCTAACTGATTACACGCTAAAGTTTTATTTAAATGATAAACTGAATTCTTACCCATATTTTCAGTATGGTAATATAAACCATTATATTCTATTGCAACTTTAACTGAGGGTATAATTAAATCAATTTCTTTACCTTCCAATAGTTTTCTATTTTTACCCTTATATATCTCAAACCCTAAACCCTCAATAAACTCCTTAATTTCAGTTTCACCTTTTGATGTCCAAGTTGGTTGAAAATTAATATTAGTTTCTTTAATAAGTTCACTCAAAATATTAGAGGTAGACTCAGATACAATTTTAGAGTTTGGAAATTTTAGTTTGTATTCTTCAACACTTATGTTGTGTTTATTCTTTAGATGTGTATTTGATATACCCTTCATCTTTTCATTACACAATTGACATATTACGAAGTTTTCTTCCAACAATAACTCTTTCTCTCTATCAGTTCTTTTAATGTAATTGTGGTGGTACTGTATATCATTTGGGAATTGGAATAAATATTCATCAAGAGTAATCTTATGTTCATTTTCAATATGATTGGTAAAACAACCTGATTTATTATATATGTCAGTTGTTCCCCAATCACATAAATTACATTTTCTTTTAACATCTTTGTCAACTTCTATAATATCAAAATACTCCTCAAACCACTTTTTACCATTAATTTGTTCATATTTTTTTCTTTGATAAGTGTTTGTTGGAATATTAACATCACCATATATTTCTATGATGTGTTTTGTTAATTTACCTGATAAATTGTTGGGGTCATTTATTGTAATACTTGTTTTCTTACATTTAGCAATAAGTTCCTTATCCTCTGATGTATATTTGTTAACCTTAGATTTTTCTAAATCATTACTATTACCAATCTTAATTTGACCGCCCCTTTTTTTAATCTCAACATTATTATCTTTTAATATTTGACTAATTTTTCTATGACCAACTTTATAAAGTTCTGCCAATTTATGAGTAGAATATCCTTGATTGGTATAGAGTTCTATAATGTTATCTATCTGTGGTATTGTTAATGACATAGTTTTTATTTAATTATATATAAATAAATATCTAAGTCAATCCATTTAATTTTAACCCATAAAAAAAAGAGGGACAAAAACTTGTCCCTCTCATCAATATTAACTATGATTGATTATCTCAATTCTTGTAAGTCAAATGTTCTAACACCATCAACTGTAATACGTCCATAAAATCTATTATTAACCATTTTCTTCGCGTATCTTGTCATAATACCCTTGATAGGAGTAAAGTTAAATGGATTATACATTGTAGGTGTCAATTGAAGTGGCACATACGGAGCATAGATATAACCAGTATCTAACAATGATGTTCCTTTATGTCCGATTAACACTTGGTTAGGTGGGAAGTAAGGGTCACGATATACTTGGTATCTACCAGCCAATGTTCCTACTCTTTCAATACCCATATTGTATTGGTCTTGTTCAGGAGAAGCATTTGATACGTGGAAGTATTCAAGGTCATCAAAGATTGCAGAAACCTCAGAAGAAACAACAATCCAGTTAGCACCACCTCTAAGAGTTGATTTGTGGATTTGAGCTGACAATTGGTTGATTGCTGTAATCAAAGTTTGATTCCAATCTTTTTGAGTGTAAGAAGTTGTTTGAGAAATTCTTCTCCATCCGTTGTAATCCCATCTTAAATTCCAAGCAGCACCTTTACGTAAATCACGAAGGATTTCACGGTCAATTTCAGCCGCAACTTGTTCAGATAACAATGCAGTCAATTCTGCTTCAGCGTCAATGTTGTGGAATGCCGCAACGTCTTGAGCTAATTCAGGTGACCATTGTGCTCTAAGTTTTCTTTCAGACACAGAAACAGTTACAGATTCAAGGTCAAAAGAAACTTCACCAATTTTATCTTCAAATTCAAGTTCTTGGTATCTTCTCCATACCGCAGTAAATGAACTAGCTGATGATGCAGAAAGAATAGTTGTACCTGTGTAACCATCTAAAGTAGACGAATCACAATCAGCACAAACCGGACATGATAAATCAACTTCTAAATAGATACAACCTTCAGGGTCACAAACACTTTCAAAAGAACCACCATTTCCAGCACCAGAAGCTGTTCCTGTTGGAAAAGTTGTTTGAACTCTTCTTGATGTTGGATTTACAATTGATTTACCATATTGTTGTGTTACAACACGGAATAAAAGTGGTTGACCGACCGTAATAGGACATGGCGATGCTTCAACAGAGAAATTTGAAGTTGCAATAATTTTAAGGTCAGCTAAGAATGTTTCAGAATCAACTTCAGCACCATCAGGTCCGACAAGTTTACCCCATCCTTGATAAGAATTCCATCCACAAAGTTTCATCAAAATTTTTCTAATACCAACTTGAGTTTGAGTAATACCTGTCGATTCAACAAGTGAACCATTTGACCACTGAACTAGTTGAGTGTTTTGAGAAATTGCTGTCCATGCACCTTTTGAGTAATCAAAAAGACCAGCTGGTTCTAGACCAGGTTCACTACCTTCATAAAACAAATCATAAAGATTTTTTGCAAATGCTCCAGTGCCTTCGTAACCAGTATTAAATCCAACTCCTTGTCCAGGATAGTTACCTGGAGCTCCAAGAGGTGAATAGTGTTCAGCGTAAGTGTCCGAACCAGTTCCACCCGAAGCATAACCTTGGATTTTAGGTACGAAGTAGAACAATTTACCGATAGGTAAGTTCATTGCTTGTACAGATACGATATCATTCGCCAATAATTTAGAGAATACACGTCTAAGGATTGGAAATACTACAGTTTCAAAAGAACCTGAGCTTGCGTCAGAAGTCGCCTCATTGATTAAGTATGAAGCTTGGTTTTCATATAACTGAGCTACGTTTTCTTTTAGGTGACCTCTAAGGCCATCAAGGAATCCTAATCTATCCCATTTGTTAATTGTATCTTCTTTGATAACTTTAAGGTGTTTCAAACCAATATTACCAACAAGACCGCTTTCTAATAATGCTCCCATTTTGTATTTGTTTTTGTTTATTTTAATTTAGACATCAAATCCTTCATTCTTAGGAATTGGGGATTTTCGTATGTTTTTGATTCAATTAAGTTAATCGCTGAACCTGTTGAAGGTGATTTTTGAATTGTCCTTTCAACTGATTCATTAACTTGTTGAGGTTTTGAACTTGTTAGTTCGTCTTTTAATACTTTGTATAGATTTTTTGATTCTTTAAGAGTTTCAACACCATCAAATCTTTGTAGAATATTAATTTTTTCTTGTTTTGAAGTTGAATGTTCTGTAAACAATCTAGTTGCGTACGCCAAATTAGAATTGAAGATTGCAACTTCATCAAGTTTAGTTCTAAAAATATTTAATGCTTTTCTATACTCTTCATTTTTTTCTCTAAGGATTTCAAGTTCAGAATTGTCAATAGATTCTTTTCTGATGTGACGTGGTGCGGCTTTTGGTTTCGGAAGACCTTCTCTACCCCAATATTTACCATTTCCTAAAGTACGTGACGCTTCCTTTGTTTCCATTTTTTTCATCATTGGTTTCATTGGTTTAGCCATATTTTCTTTTCTTGATGATGTTGGTTTCTTTGAAAACTCACCATCAAAACTTGGAGAATCAGATTTGTAAATATCTTTTTTAGGTTTACCCATACCTACACCTCTAGTGCCTTGTGGTTGTTTTTTAGTTGGGTAATCAGTAGTTTTACTAGAATACTTAAATTTAGATGCTGAGCCAAAACCCATACCTTTTGGTTTTTTTGTGGATTTTTTTGATTCCGTCATAAATTCATTGTCTTCTTCCTCTTCAAAACCTTCAAAGAATTCCTCGTCTGAATAATTTTCTTCCTCTTCAAAACCTTCAAAGAATTCCTCGTCTGAATAATTTTCTTCCTCTTCAAAATCTTCAAAGAATTCCTCGTCTGAATAATTTTCTTCTTCTTCAAAACCTTCTCCAAATTCATCTTCAAATGCTGATTCAACATCAGAGTCATCCATTTCAATTTCGTATAAAGTTTCTTCTTCTTCATCGTATTGATGATTCATACCATAACCCATATCGTCCATTTCCATCATATCCATGTCCATATCGTCCATTTCCATCATATCCATGTCCATATCGTCCATTTCCATCATTTCATTAGAATGATACATTTCATCGTATTCATCGTATTCATCCATACCTTCGCTAACAATCATATACTCTTTATTTGTTTCATTGTCTTTTAAGTTTATGTTGCCCGCAGTATCTTTGGTTACAACGATTTCATCTTCAGGACTTAAAAGTTTGAATACTCTTAAAACTTCTGAAGCTGGTTGTTTTGTTAGGTCTATTGTATCAACCTCCATATTCGGTTCTGACATATCCATATCGTCTTCAATATCCATATCATCGTCCTCTAAATCCATAGAGGCGTCATCAATGTCCACATCATCTTCTATGTCCATATCATCTTCTTCATCTTCAACCTCTTCATCGTCTTGTTCTTTGAGAGATTCTTTTACCAATTCTTTGATTTCTTGTCTCATTGTTGAGGCAAGTATTCCTTTTGCATTTTCAGTTACAACGTCTTCCAAATTTTTCATTTGTAGTATTGCTTCTTCAACTAATGATTTATTTTCAGCCATTTCGTTTTTTATTATATAAATATGTTAATTTTTTAAAAAAATATTTTTTTGTAGATAATACCATACAAAAAAGATTATTTTATATAACATAAATATTGTATATGGACAAAAAAAATAAGGATAACCCATTTTTTGGATTATCCTTATCAAAATTATTGATGAATTAATTATTCAATCACCTCATCAATTTTACTTTCAACAATTGCGGTAATACGCCAATCAGTTGTGTAATGTTCGTAAACCTTGGTTATTTTGGCCTCAACATCAGTTGGGGTATATCCCATAACCAATTTTTCAAGTTTAATTTTCTTTACCTTTCCGGTTTCATCATCAACAAAATCTTCAGCAATTTTTGCAACAAAATATTTTTGTCCGTCTTCCATAGTTTTAGAATTTTTTTTTAAAATATTAATTAATATCCCAAATAATCGTTTAATCTTTTCATTAAGTCAAGTGATTTATTCCCACTTTGACCAACATTTCTCTCAACAGACATTTTTTTATCGTCATCCAAATTCTCATCCAAACTTGTTCTATCTTCTTTATTCAAGAAAAGATAAGCACCAGGTGTTGATGGAGAAGATACCAAGTCAAAACAAATTAATTCAAAGTCATCCTGAACTTCATTTTGTTCCCCAACCTTTTTAAGTGATCCTACACCACGAGAAGAAATACCAAGAGTAACACCTTGTCTTAAGTAGTTTGCCGCTAAATCTCCTTTTGTGGATACAATTCCTCTCTCGTGAAATCCAGGACTTGTTAATAGTTTTAATTTACCCATTAAAACTGGTCCTTCCCACCACACTTCAGTAATTAAGTGGGAAGCTCTGTCTAAATCAATTAGAGACGATTCTGGGTGATTTAATTCAGAAAGAGAAGTGCCTTTTTGAATCATCTTTTTGTAATTTTCAGATTCTCTTTTTAATATCCTTTCAGGATAAATTCTACCATTTCTATTTGGGGTATTATATTTTTGTAGAACGGCATAAAATTCAAAAGGTTTGGAGTGGTCTAAAAAGTTTCTAGTTTCCAATATATAAGAATTCATTGTTGTATTAGGCGAAACCCACCCATCATTCTCAATTAATATTCCTTTACCTAATTCACCAGGATTTAAAATTCTTAAGCTCATTTTGTGATTTTTATTAATAAATATTTATGTTTTTATATTTATTAACTTATCACTCTTTTTAGTTAGACTAAAATTGAAATAATGATTGTTGGTAAGATTGTCTTGGATAATTTTTTTTGTTAGATTCTTTAAGATTTCTTTAACATTATTTGATTTAAAATCAATATCTTGTTGGTTAAGAAAAAAATTAATCTCAAGATTAAGGAAAGACTTTTTTTCCATTTGTAGCCCACTAGACCTTAAATCCAAATCAACAATAAACTTTTTTTCAAATAATTCAGTATTTATATTATTGTAAATTGTGTGTTTGACTTTTCTTGATAAATTCAATATTACACGATTCCAATTTTCAAGTTCAAGTTGAGGTTCAACCCAAGTTTGTATGTTTAGATATATTGATTTCAGTTCAACTGAATCAACAGTTCCATATAAAATCTTAGCGGTTTTAAATCCTTGGATTTTTGAAGTTTTTCCTTTTTTCATTCATAAAATATTTCTTTGTTTATTTTTGAATAAAAAATAAGTAAAATTTAAGTAAATGTCAAAAAAACCAAAATATGTTAATTGTAAAAGTAGATAACAAAACCCCAATTGAAAAAGCACTTAAACTCTTTAAGAGTAAAGTGATTAAAACTAAATTAATGACGGAGTTGAAACAAAGAAAAGAATTCACCAAAAACTCTATTAGACGCAGAGACAAAGTTAAAAAAGCGGTATATTCTCAAAAAACAAAAAGAGAGGATTAAAGACTTTCGTTCAGATTTTTTAATTTGAAATAAGTTAATTTATCAAACTTCTCCTCTTTTAATTTTAATATGGTTTCATCAATTCTTACTGATGTATCGGAATCCGATTCCGATTTATGGTTATTTAATTTGTCAATTACTTTAAGTTTTGTCAACTCATAACTCTCTTTCATAATCTTTTCATCCTGAGACAATAATTTCACCAACTCACTCTTATCACTTTCATTTAAATTTTCAATATAAGAAGCGATAGATTTATTAGCCATTTTAATCATTGAACTAATTGGTAAGTTAATTACCTCCTTAGTCTCTTCTTTTTTAATTAGAGATTCCGCAATCATTTTTTTACTGATAACTTTATTTTCTAAAGTCAGTATATTGGTTGAAAACAATTTATCAATGTTTTCATAATTATTTTCAACCTCAATCCCATTTAACCAATAGTCTAATTTTTTGTAATCAGTTGGTTTTAATTTGTTGATAGTATTTTCATATATGGTAATTGATTGATTAATATAGTCATCAACAATGTTTTTATCCATATTTCTTTTTGTTGTCAACTCATCATATAAATAAAAAAGTTTACTAAGGTTTTTATTCTCCAAAATATTTTTTTTGAAAAATTTCATTTCAACTTTAAAATGTTCATCATTCTTAAATGATTCTGATAATACGTAATCTATTTTTGATTTAATAATTCCAAATTTCATATCTTTTTTATTTATAAATATTAACCATTTAAAAGTTTGTTTAGATGAATCTCCATTTCACCCAAGGAATTTTTTGCTTTTGACAAATCAATGAAAGTTTCATCATCTAATAACCCATCAGATTCCAATAGTATTTTTAAATTATCTTTCTTTTCACTTTCAGGTAATCCCATTGGAGCTTCACCCCCAGGAGGTGGTGGTGCTCCTCCACCAGGGGGAGGTGGTGTTCCACTCGCTGATGCCGTACTACCACTCTTCTGAGAGTATAATTTATCAATATTATCAAATATACCAGTCTTGGTTATAATTGTTGCCGTATTAGTTAATTCAGCTCCAACAGCCCTTTCAATGCGTTGTTGGTATAAGTCAGTCTTAATTTCTTCTTCTGAAAATCCTAATACATGTTTCTTTGCCCAAGTATGTGATGTTGGGGCTGTGCCATCTTGTAATGCTGTAACACATTCTTTGTAAACTGCAATTTTTTCTTTCCAAACTTCAAGACCTAATAAATCAGCCTGTTTAGATGAGTTAGTTAAACCTAGTGTAAAATTATTTAATTCATCCTCAAAACCCAATAAGAATAAATGAATGATAGCTATTTTATTTAATTCAGATATCATTGATTTTTGTATCTTATTGATTGTTCTAGCAAAACGGATATCAATTAATGATAAATTTTTACCATCTCCAACTGGTTCTTCAAAACCTAAGAATGCTTTTGGAACTCTTAATGCTGTCAATAGTTTCTTTTGGATATATTCAATATCCGCAATCTCACCCAAGTTTGTTCCGCCCGCCAAAGTTTCAATTGGACTTGCTTGAGCTGGGTCACGAACAGGAATAAAGTAATCTTGATCCACCGCCATTTGATTAAATCTCATATCAACATTACCTGTTTGAGAATCAACCACTTGACTACGTTTAAATTTGTTAGCAACACGTTGTACATATGGCTCAACATCTTTGTCATCCATATTACCAACAAACACTTTGAATACCCTTCTCTCAGGTGCTCTTGATGTTCTATATATCAACATCGCATCTTCAGCCAATAATAATTGTTTCCAAATACGTCTTGCTTTCTCCAACATTGATGTGCCGTATGGAAGTTTTCTGTCATCACCCAACAATCTGAAGTGGGCAATTTCCCAAGAATTAAATTCCATATCCTTGGCTTTCCATTTAAATCTTAGTCCTTTGTTTTCTGCGGGTTCTTCAATATTTTGTCTTGTTGCTTGAGCGGGCATACCCCTCTCCAAACGTTCAATTTCAATGTTCGGTAATTGCATACAACCAACAATTCCTTTCTCTGGATCAAGTTTCAAATAAACAAAATTATCACCATACTTACAGGTATTTCTTGTCCACATTGGTAAATTTGTATTAATATCCAATGCGTTATTAAATAAGTCGGCCAAAATACCTTTTATCCTTTTTGACTCTGAAAATATCTGTAACATAAAACCATCCTTATCCACAGTTGTTGATTCTTCTCCATATATGTCTAATGCTGCGGATATTTCTGGGGTATTATGTGAGAATATAGTGTCTGTTGCAAAATTTTTATATCCAGGTACAGTTAAATCATAAACAGGAACAATTCCATAAGGTTCTATAGAAACAATTTTATGGTTTACTACATTTTCTTTAATTTCTTTTTTTCTTCCTGTTTTACCAATCTCTAATCCATATGCTGTCATAAATGTAGTCCAATTATTATATCCACCTTGTCTTATAGTTGAACGTAATTTACCCATTGTAATGTCCAATGTTTTACAAACATTTTTCATTAATTTTTCTTTTTTTGCTACATCAACTAATAAATCCCAAGGTATTAATTTGAAATTAATTAAATGATAGTCTTCTGAAACTTTTAGATATTTTTTTATTTTATATACTGAAAGAAAATCGTCCCAATTTTTAAAACCATTAAACCTTAATTCATTTTGAATCTTTCTATATGATACCCCTAAAGTTTTTGCTGTTTCTTCTACCCCCCTTTTTTCTTTTGCTACCCTAACAATTTCATCAAATGGAATTTTTATATATGATGGATTATTATCACCACTTCTTCTTCCACCCCAAATTAACTTACCTTTTCTTTTTGCCACCTCAGACATTTTTTGTCTGTATTTGGGATTAGCCCATAATTTTTCATTATTTAATCTTGCGTGGTAAGCTCTATGTTCCGATATAGTCATAATTTGAAGATTTTCAGGTAAATTATTTTTACCATTGAAATCTACGTGATGTACTTCCTCATCTTCTTTTACTTTGGTTTCATAAAACCATTCAGCAATAAGATTATGTTCAGAAATCCACCCATTATGTCCTTCATCAGAATTACAAGTATAAACCCAATTATATTTCTCATTATTGTAAAATGATTTACGATAAAAAGGCATCATAGAATCACCAGGTTTTAAATTTTCAACGTATTCAAATACACTATCTCGTTTAAGAAATCTGTGCCCATATGTTGCTATAATATGAGAATCATCATCAAATGTAATTTTATAAGTCATTTCATCACGAGTGTAATGAGCGTTTCTTGCTTTAGCCGGCACAACTTTTTTTAAATTGTGGTCATAAGCATATGTTATAAACTCATAATCTCTTCCTTTATCAGCTAATTCTTTAATCGTGATAAAACCATTGGGTGTTGCAATTTTAGTTTCACCATGTATTGAATACTCCATAGATTCGTAATCATAAAAAGAAGCCAATCTAGTTGGTTCATAATATATTGCTTGTGTATAGAGATTACTTTCAATCTTTGTCCACTGATTACCTAAGTAATAAGTTTGTTGAGCTTGTAAAAGCTCTTTTTCGTACTCTTGTTTTGATGTTGTACGTAATAATTCCTTCTTATCAAATTTATAAGTTGGATAATCTTGATTTAATAAAGCATTTGGTCCAAAGGCTTTGGATAACCTCTGCCAAACCGTTAAATTATTTTGATTTTGTTCCATAAATCTAATTTAATTGATTCGTGAAATAATTAAAGACTTAATCATTTCCCTTAATTTTGGTAGTTTTGATTTCTAATTTATCTGGTACTTGTATCTTGGAAGTTACAATACCTTGGTTTGGAACTAATACTTTTGAAGCAATTATTCTACCTGTTTTTTTTCTATCTACTAATCCCATATGTTTTTATATTATAAATATTATCATCTTCCAAATAACCAAGAGTATTTCATATAGTCATCTTTACTTACATTTTGATTTCTTTGATTTATTCTTTCGTGTCCAAATGGTATTACTGGATTAAAATCCAATTGTTTTCCCATATTTTCATTATTAGATACAGACCAAGATTCCAACATTGCCTTTGTTTGTTCCGTAACTTTTTCTAAACTACTGAAAGATGATTCTGCAACATATGTCGCCATTGCAATTGACATAATAAGGTCATCATGTTGTCCCTTTTGGTGGTCAGGTCTACCACTCACATAAATAAAGGTATTCATCTCATCAAATAACCTTGAACTATATATCTTAAATTCGTGTCTCATAGCTTCCTCAAATGAAGCAATAATCTGAACACGTTTGTTATTAAAATTTAGTCCGGGGATTTTATCCAATGTTTTTGGGTCATACTTCCATTTATTCGCCAAATCAACACCATCAACATATAAATTCTTATAACCCATTTCTTGTAATTTTCTTGAGGTTGATACCCCCATACCACCAGTTATATCTATTACAATAAAACAGTTATACATATTTGCCCATTTATAGCATATTTCAGCCATTGTATCTGGGGGTAATTTTCCCACATATTCGGCAACTTGTTCTCTTTCATCAAAATCAATTATTTGGAACGCACTAAAATCTTCACTATCTCCACGACTAACATCACAATTATGCGTTGTTATATGATGACACATAAATGTATTTGTTTCACACTCAAAATTATAAACATTACCTGTAAATTTATTTTTTTTAATATTTTTTACTCTAAAAAAAATAAATTCTTTAGTCTGATTAAAATGGCATGAACTAATTATTCTTTTATTAACTATTGAGAATTCATTAATATTAAATTTTTGTAGTTTAATATCATCTTTATTATTAATAAAACGCAGTAATTCCAATGAATCATTATTTCCTAAATTTAAAGAATATGTTTCTTTTGTTTTATATAATTTATTTTTAAATGTAATTTCACCTAGGTTTCTTAATAAGTTTAGTGATGATATTATACCAATTGAAAATAAAATATCTTGTATTGACTCTAATAGTGTTAAACTAATACTTACAAAGCTTAACTTAGAGTTATATTTATCCTTTTTTTTAACTTTAACCCAACATCCATCACTATCAAAATAACCACGAATTAACTCATATTTAAATTCATTAGGAATTGTTTTTACCCATTCACTTATCATTTTACCATATGAATATCTACCAAAATTTTCCAATAAAAAATAATATAAAAATTTACTATTAAAAACTAAATTATCAGAACTCTCCTTATCAATGTAAGTTGGATTACGATTAAATAATTTAAAAATAATTTTTTCCATTTCATATAAATATGATTTTTGTTTTTTATCAAAACAAATACCAATTAAATAGTTATCATTTTTTTGTTCTAACCAACCATCGCCTAACCACATACCTATAAACCACCAAAACTCTTTATTATTTAGTGGCGAACTAATATTAAAATCAGTTCTTACTTTTTCAGAAATTTTCCAATAGTTATCAATATTTTCTATTTTTTTATTAAAATATTGATTTGGAACTTTAATCCAATCCCCAACTTCAATATCTTCAGTCTTAACATATTTAAAATCAAAATCCCAATATCTTTCATTAAATTGATAATCTTTATTATTTTTCTTATAATTTCTTTTTAATATTGTTTTACTTATTAAAATTGGATGTTCTTTTGTAAAAGTTGTTGTTCTAAATGTATTATCTACTTTTATTGTATAGATATCTTCATCAATTACTGGATATATTTGTTTGTTAATAATATTAACATAATTACCAGTTTCATTAACTAATAACTCGTTAAAAGTCACATCCTCAATATTCTTCAACCCAAAATTTGTTAATACTTTTTCACCTGGAGGTAAGCAACCCATAACATATTTGTGTCCCATCACAGGTTCTTTCCATATCCATAAAGAATTACCCATCATTTTATTTTGGGGTTCTTTTATGTAATTGTCTTTTACTTTTTGCATTAATAATGAGTCAAATACATTATCACCAGATCCAAGAAAATTACAATTATGTGAAATAATCTTATTAGTGTAATATAAATGTAATTTACCTGAGTCAATTATATCATACACATCAGTTTCATCCTCATAGTTTAGTATATCAACAACAACCAAGTTACCATCAAAAGATTTAATAGAGTCTCCAATTTTAATATTTGAAAGTTCAATTGGGTGATTATCAAAATCAAAAATAGTATGATTTAAAGATCCGCGTAGAGTTAAATTATTTGAAAATGATATTTCAATAGTTTTTCTTTGTAGTTTTTGAACCCCTAAAAAATCAACAAATCCTTCTGGACTAGATATTTCATATTTACCGTTATTATATTTCATTTCTTAAAAAATTTACACAATTATTAATTATATTATCACTTATATGGACTCTACTAAAATCATCCTCATTAATTATCATTATATCATATCCATTTTTTTTATATAATGAATTTCTTATATCATCATCATCTTGTTGATGCCAATATTTACCATCATATTCAATTATTTTTTTACCCATCAAAAAATCAGGAAAATAAAATTTGTTTTCACTTACTTTAACTAATACCTCTTTATTTAATTCTTTAAACCAACAATTTTTTTTCTCCTCTTCATTTAATTTTTCATATATTAACCAAAAAAGTTTTTGAGATATTTTTGAATATTTTTTTGATTTAATACCCTCAAGAATCTCAATTCTGTTTGATAAATATTCTTCGTATTTTTTAACCCCATTACATTCACCGTATTTCCTAATAAACCATTGTTTACTATTAACTTTTAAATTAGAAACCCTTTTTCTATCTTCATCATAAAATTTTTGATATTCGTCACCATATTTTTTTTTAAAATAACCAATTGTCGGATAATGATTAATAGTATTATGAAAACAATTTACACAATTTTCATTATAATCACCTATTGAATAGTTAAATGAAGTAAAATTTACGTTACAACTTTTACACTTTATTTGATTTATTTCACCATTCTTATTAACTAAAAATAAAATTCTCATAGAGAATTTGTTACTATTTTTATTAAAAAAATCCATAAATTTTGTGTGTTGGTAAATAGAATCATATAATTTGATATTTTCTTTAATTAAAGTTCTATTTTTTGACCTCCCTAAGTAATTTTTATAACAATCTTCTGTTCTAAGTATTTTAATAGTTTCATCTAAACTTAAAAAGTTATTAGTCGAGTTACACTTACTTGTTTCCCAACCCTGTTTCACATAGTCAATATTTTTTTCAAAAAAATCATCTTTTTTTCTATTAAAACGAAACCATCCTTTGTCGTTTTTAATTTTGTTAACGTCTAAATTATATTTTAAAATGAAGATAACCCTAGCTCTAAAAAGTTTGTTGTCACAATATGAATCTTCTAAACAAGATGTTATTTTTATAACTTCAGAATAAATTGAGGGGTATTTCATATGGAAATAATTTCCAATTTTAACATTGTCAATATATCCAGTTTCTTCTATTTTTGATTTGAGTTCTTTAAGTTCCATATAAATAAATATCACAATTTTAATGAAAAGTAACTCAAGAACTATATTCTACAATAGATTTTCATATAAATCACCAATTCTAACATCAAAAATTTCATTTGTATTTTTGTCTCGTAGTGTTACCATTGTATTATAATCAACACACTCTAATTCCTGAGATACCTTTCTCTTATCGTATTTCAATTTCTTCACCATACCCTCAAACCAAGATGAACAAGGTTTATACCCTGTACTCATTATAATTTTGAGTTCTTCGAAGTTTCTATTCTCAAATGGTATATTATCCCAACTTATAATATCATCTTTACTATACTCAGTTTTATTGAGTAGGTAGTGGACTGTATCTTTGGTTTTGACTAGGTATAAATCTTTTGTGTATCTTGGGTCTCTAAACCAAAACATTTCAGATATTTTGAAATCATTCATTCCCCTATTTGCTTGGTTATAGATTTCATAATAAATTGGGTCATATCCATTTGGTGTTGATACCACAATAACCTTACCCCCAGTTGATAGTGAGGCCATACAAGCTGCCCAAAAGTCTGAGTCGGCATCAATAAACGCAGCTTCGTCAAATACTAGGATTGTTGGTGTAAAACCACGAAGAGCATCCTTTGACGTTGCAACCGCTTTTACTTCACACCCATTATTTGTTTTGAAATGTTTTTGGGAGTCTTTATCTTTGGAGAAATCAATTCCAACCCAACTAGGCCATTGGGCAATAAACAATCTTATCTTATTTGCCATTTCTTGGGATGTATCCAATTTGTTGGCAATAATTAAAATTTTCTCAGGTTTCTTTTTATTAGCAAAAGCTATTTTCTTAGATATCCAAGCCGCAGTTACCGTTGACACCCCAGCCTGACGATATTTTAATGCGATATTTTCATTATAATCTTCATAATCATTTAATAATGAAATTTGGTCAGGAAATAACTCCAAGGGGACATATTTTGATACGGTGTTGTCGTATGTTTCCAAATATGTTTTAAGAGCGTAAGGTGTATCTTTGATACACTTTACATACTCAATCATAACTTGTTCTTTTGTTAAACTCATAAATCCTTTCTACATAAATATCAAAACCCCCACTTATTTCTAAATGGGGGGTTTTTTTTAATCTTCATCGTCTATATCGTCCATCCAACTTGTATCATCATCCTCTGGTTCATCGTCATTTTCTTCCTCATCATCATCATATTCTGGTTCGATAGGTTCAACCTTTTTTTGACTCTGTATGATTTTATCATAATTAGGTTTTTCAACTTTTGGTGGATTTTTTCTAATTGCATCAACAATCATCTGTGAAAATTTTTCAAATTTATCCATAGCTTTTTGATGTTTTAGTTTTTTTTCTGGGGAATCTCCAGGTTTAGGATTACCTAAAACACCATCATACATAATTTCATTGTGTAATCTTGGATTGTCGTTAGCCATTTTATTAAATTGTGTTTGAATTGCTCCATCCATCCATGTCTCATATCCATCAACCAATTCACCCCATAAAAATCTTAATTTAGAACTAATTTCTCTACCACTAATCATATTTCGGATTTCATGTTTATGAGTGTCTGTTACATCTTTTAATGTATTACTTACATTTTTGTCTTTTGGTGTATATAAAATTGAATTATAATACCTCCCGCCTTTATATAATTCGTGAATTAATAATGGAAAATGTGGTGCTCTAACGATTAAAATCCAATTACCTGGGTTACTATTATCTGGAACAAGGTCTGTATACGCAACACGACCACTAGATTGTTCGGCCATACGTTCTAATGTCTCAATATTGTCGTTATAAAATACTGTAGCTGAGTTTTCAAATTGATTGTACTTATTTACCAATTCAGGGTTTAACTGATTTAATTGATTTTCAATTTCTTTATAAGCATTGAATCCTTCAGACCAAGCAGCTCCTTGTGTTGTAGCATTAATAAAATTTCTAGCTTTAACTCGTTCATCAAAATCAGAATCAATTTCTTTGGCTTTTTCAATTTTTTGTTTGTCAACTTTTTGCGGACTTATTCTACCACCAGGACTACTAGTTAAATTAACATCCATTTTTAGTAACCCATTGTCAACCCTTTCTTTTATTTTTGGAAATTTACTATAAAAAATAGCCAAAGCTAAATTTATTAATTGGGTTTTATATTCACGTTCTAAATTCGGTAATGAATACATTAATTCACCCATTTTATTACTTGACCCACCTTCTCCTTTTGCTTTTTCATATTTTCTTTTTTGTGCGGCATATAGATTTATTTTAGACTCATCGTCCATAAAATCATCAACAGGTGCTTCGTATAAAATTTTTTTCATTTTTAATACTTATTATATTTAATTGGCTTGTAATGTGTTTCATTTAAACGATTCATTGTTCTATTGAACTTATTTCTAATTTCTAACATAAATTCCATATTTCTTTTTCCTTGAATCTTTGTTTCTTCATCTTCATCAGGATTTTCAGGTTCATATTCATCTGGTTGCCACTCATCTGGTTCTATTTCTCTTTCTCTTTCTCTTTTCCTATTTGGGTCAATACGAATAGGTATAATAGCTGGTCCATTCATATTTCTTTTTCCTTGAATCTTTGTTTCTTCATCTTCATCAGGATTTTCAGGTTCATATTCATCTGGTGTCCACTCAGGCTCAACATCAGGGTCTATAGGTTTAATTTTTGGTTCTTTAATACCAGGGTCAATTGTTGGTGCAAATGGGTCATTCATTCTACGAGATAAACGACTCATTTTATTTCTAGGCCTTGGAGTATCATCATCTTCTCTACCTGGAGGCATATCATACTCTTCATAGTCTTCCTCATCTTCTTCATACCAATTTGGTCTTCCTTCGTATTTTGACATCATATCAAAATCTTCACCCATTTCGTCATAATAAAAATCTTCATTTAGATTTTTTTTATTTTTGTTTTCAGATTCAATTAATCTGAGTAAGTCTCTTTTTTTCATAGTTGGTTTTAAATTTGACTCAACAATTTTTGTTAAATGTTTATTTATAATTTCTTCTTTGGTTAATTTGCTTTTAGCTAAATTGGTGTATGTACTAGCAACCTTATCATAGTAATTAGCCATTGTAAATTCCTCATTAGTTTCTTTCTTTTTATATTTTACTGTCTTTTTTGGATGTTTTTTTTCTGGCATTTTTTTGTATTGTTTCTCAGACGTACTCTTTGAAAATTCCTTAGCCATTTTACACCACTTACAATCGTCAGTTTTACATTTGTTACATCTAGCCCAAAATAAACCTTGTTGCGCCTTAGATTCAAATTTTTCTTTTATTTCACCTTCGGCTTGTTGTTTAACAATTAAACCACCTTGGGGCGTTGGAGTAACTTCACCATTATTTACATTCACACCTGTGTTTTGTTGTTTCATTTTAGTGAGTTCATCAGGTGTGTAAGTTGTTACCTTTTCAGTTTTTGTTGTTGTTGTCGCTTCCTTATTCTCTTTTCTCTTTGACATTTTTTCAAATAGAAAATTAATTTTACTTTCAGTTAAGGATGAAATAAATTCAGGTTTAAACCCATTATCTAATAATAAACCAATTTTTTTATTAAGATTCATATTGAACTTTTTTTTCAAACTCTAAAACGATATCTCTTTCGTATAGTTTATTTTTAACACTTTCAATGGTATCCCCAAATCTAAATACTAATCTTTTATCCTTTTCAAAATTTACAGATTCTGATTCTTTCTCCCAACCTAATGCTATAACATCTTCCACTCCATCAAACATTGAAAATGTATCAGAATTTTGTAAAACTTCAAAATCTAAAACATTTTTTAATAATCCAACTTTGGATATAAATTCCAAATCTGGTGGTGATGGGTAACCATTCGCTGGTTTACTATCCCAAGATTCCCCCCAAACATCATTTATATTTTCAGAAAAGATGAATTCATACAAATTTTCACCTTTGTAATTAGAACCCAACTTATTAACATAAATTAAAAAACTCATAAAATATTACCTTTTGGACTTACTCTAATTCTTTCATAATCATTTTCAAATACTAAATACCCTTGTTTGTTTTTACCCAAAAGTCTAAAATCATTATTCTCATTTATAAATTTAACAGATTGAGTTTCTTGTTTAAATGATTCAGATAAATTTTGAATTTTTGACACTATATTGTTATTTGATTTATGTTGTTGTTTACCAAAATATTTACCCAATACTTTATCTACTTTAGATTCAGAAAAAACTTCTTCAAAAACTTCTTCAATAGATTGATGTCTGTTTTTTCTAGCCCCATGTGTACGATATTCCGCAATTTCACTCTCTGGTGCGGGTGGTGGTGGTGTCATACTTTCATCAGGCATTGGTGGTGGTGGCATTTGTTCACCTTCCATTCCTCCTTCTTCTCCACCCATTTCAGGCATTTCTTCACCATCTTCCTCACCACCTTCAAATTTGGCCATAATTTCATCCATATCATCATCTTCAAGTGTTGATAAATCTAAAGCAGAAAGAACTGAGTTAATAACATATTTCGTATCTTGTGATGTCATTTCGTTGTCTTCATTAGACAAGAATGTTCTAATTTTTTGTGCTAATCTACCAGTTACTTTTTGAATTGTTTTAAATGTAACATCCTCATCATCATCGTCATCGTCCCCCATATCCATCGGTTCTTCAGGTTCAGGCATTGGTTCTTCTGGCATAGGCGGCATATCACCTTCAGGTGCTGGAGGCATATCAGTAGGTGCTGGAGCGGGAGCTGGTGCTGGCACAGGAGGTGGGGCTGTAGGAGGAGCTTGTTCGTCCATTTCCAAATAATATTCCATTTGCTCATCACTTTCAACAAACAATGAAAGATTTTTAGTTTGACCCTCATTTATATTTACCTCTTTTGTTATTAAATTCAAACGTTTTAATGCTTGAGAATATGAAGGATAAAATTTTCTATTTTTGATTGGTTCAATATATTCGGCAGTTGATTCGTAAAGTCCTTTTTTAATTACATATCCAGTTCTTTCTTTAACAATGTGATAAGTATTTCCATCAGCCAAGGTCTTTCTATATTCATTAGATGAAACTTCATTAATTGGTTTTGGCGTATTAAGATTATATTGAGATATCTCAATCATCCTTCTTATTTTATCCATCCCTTCTAATTTCTCACTACCAATAGGTCTTAGTTTTCCCATAATTTTTTTTGTTTTTATAATATAAATATATTGAAATAATCAATTCTTTTCTTTTTCATCTAAAGAAAGTTTTTTATCAATCATTTTAACTGGTACATTATATAATTTTTCAATATAACCATTTCTCCTCAAAACTTTAAACACCAAATTTTCTAACCCTAACTCACCTGATTTATCCAATCCACTCTTACGATATTTTTTTAACTTGTCTTTAATTACCTTCACACCACTATTAATTTCATCAATACTCTCACCTTGTAAGTTTTTAATTAAAGTGTCAATTAAACGCATCCACCTTTTTGAGTTTTTAATAATTTCAGTTTTACTAGTTTTTAAATTTTCTTTTGATGGTTTTTTAATCCACTCATCTCTCATAACCGAATACACACCACCACTAATACCCTCGGCATCAACCCCTTCAACATAAAGTTCAACATCATACCCAAACATTTTTAATTCTCTTTTTTGGTTAAAAACAATTTTTTTTAAATCAAAAAATTCCATATATAAATCTTTAAGTTCTTTTGGGAATTGACTGTAATCAACTGTGATGTGTAAATCAACATCAGAGTATTTTGACCAATTGTAATTAGCTATTGATCCAGTAATAATAATATCGTCAATAACCACTTCCATTCCAAATGAATCAATAAATTGATATGCGATTTCCAAAAGATTTCTTCTAACCGATGGATTAAGTTTTGTGCCATCATCAACCCACATTTTTGGGTTTAATGTTTTTTGTGTATTAAAACTAGATATTACATTTTTTAATGATTCCATAATACATAAATATATTCTCACAATCGTTTATATTGAAATGATTTTGCAATTTTTGAATTGAAAAATTTTCCTTGTGATTCGGACATTCTAAATTGGGTGTATAGTTGATGAGGAACATTCTCGTACAAATATCTGAGTCCGTTGTTAAATTCCACAACTAACTCTTTTGATTCTGTATCAAATTCAGTTCTTCTTATATTACTTGACTGAATTTCATTAATAATTTTTGTTCCATTAATTTCTTCTCTTAAAATTCCCATAGTGTTAATATTTAAAAACCCCCATTGAGTTGGGGGTTAGGTTTAGTTAATTTTTTTTAGTTCATCACGGATTTCAATTGCTCGTTCAAAGTTTTGTTCTTGGATTACCTTTTCCAATTCTTTTTGGAGGTCAGCTACTTTTGATTTGTTTTTGGTTAGATTTTTAATCTCATCCCTTAAGATTGTCGCACGTTCAAAGTCTTGTTCTTTAATACATTCATCAAGTTCTTTTTGAAGGGCATTCACCACTTTTTGATGAGGATATTCATTTGATTTTTTGAAATCTGATTCTGGGTTAAAAAAAATAATTGACGTGAATATACCATCTTTAGGTGTCTTCATAATTTTTTTAAAATTACTGACATTATCAGTTAAATCAATTTTATCAAAAAAACTACCTAATGGTTTTTCCCCAAATAAGTCTTTTAAAATTTCTTCAAATCTTTTACTAAATTCTTTGTTTGACATATATTATTATTTAATAAGTTTATTATATACTCTAATACACTAATTATATACCAAAAAAATCAAAAAACAAATAATTGGGCAATATATTTTTAATCTATGACAATTTGTCATCATTGTTGAAAATGTAAAATAAAAGGCTATAATTGAATAAAAAAACTTATGATAGATTCAAAAGACGGAGACTACTCAAACAAGGGCAAAGGGGACACACCAGTGTTAAATAACTTTGCAAAAGATTTAATCAAACTTGCCGAAGAAGGAAAATTAGATCCGGTGGTAGGTAGAGATAGAGAAATAACTAGAATTGCACAAATTCTTTCAAGAAGAAAAAAGAATAACCCAATTATCATCGGAGAACCTGGTTGCGGTAAAACGGCTATAGTAGAGGGTCTTGCCCTTAAAATATTAAATGGAGAATGTCCAAGAAATCTAATGGACAAAAGAATTATGTCCCTAGATATGACATCCATTGTCGCTGGAACAAAATATAGAGGACAATTTGAAGAAAGAATGAAAATCATTATTGATGAACTTCAAAATGCTCCAAATATAATTCTATTCATTGATGAAATCCACCAAATAGTTGGTGCTGGAAATTCATCAGGGTCATTAGATGCCTCCAACATATTCAAACCAGCATTAGCAAGAGGGGAAATCCAATGTATTGGTGCGACAACCCTAGATGAATATAGAAAGAACTTTGAAAAAGATGGGGCATTAGAAAGAAGATTCCAAAAAGTAATTGTTGACCCCTCAACAAAAAAAGAAACGTTAAATATCTTAACAAACACTAAAGACAAATATGAAAATTATCATAAAGTAACTTATAGCGATGAAGTCCTAAAACTTTGTGTTGATTTGGCGGAACGATATATCACAGATAGAGAATTTCCTGACAAAGCCTTTGACATTATTGATGAAGTTGGTGCAAGAAGTCAAGTTGATACTAAGATGCCACAAATTATTGAAGATTTGAAACAGAAAGCTCAAGATATCAAACAACAAAAGATTGAAGTTGTTAAAAGTCAAAATTATGAATTGGCGGCTGATTTAAGAGATAAGGAAACTAAAATATTGGATAAACTAGATGAAGAAAAGAAAAAATTTGAATCCGATTTGTTAAACGAAAAGAAAGAAATTTCCGTTGAGCTAGTATATGAGGTTGTGTCCAATATGACAAAAATACCAATATCAAAAATGAATTCAGATGAAACCAATAAACTATCAACATTGGGTGATAATTTATCATCAAAAGTTATTGGTCAATCCGACGCTGTAATGAAAATCGCCAAAGCTATCAGAAGAAATAGATTGGGGATTAAAGACCCCAATAAACCAATTGGTTCATTCATATTCTTAGGTTCAACTGGGGTGGGTAAGTGTATTAGTGGAGATACGGAAATAATTGTTAGAAATAAAATAACTGGTGAAATAAAAACAATAAAAATAGAAAATATCATTACCGATACACAATGGAGAGTATAAAATAGAAAAAGAAAATGGTGGCGTGTGGTTATATGATTTTACCGATTTGAAAAATAAAAAAATTATTGAATACAATGGGGATGATTATCACGGTAACCCAAATAAATATAATGCTTCGGATTATCCAAACCCATTTAGAAAAAACATTACAGCACAAGAAATGTGGGAGAAAGACGAAAAGAAATTATTT